ACGGCGGTCTTCTTCCAGTTCGTGTGGATGTTGGCCAACCTGTTGGTCACCTCGAGCACCATCAGGAACACGTTGATCCACTTGTGCAGGCCGATCGAGGTGCTGGACCTGAAGATGATGCTCTTGAAGATGTCGTCGGAGGAGATCAGCGTCAACATGGACTTGTAGTTGTTCCTCCCCATCATTATCACGGACATCACGGACTCCATCACCAGGTCCTTGCACACGTGCATCACGCTGCTCATCTTGTGCAGCATCCCCTGCCCCATCCCGGAGAATATCTTCATGGTCTCGTGGTTCGACATGCTCTCCTCCCTCGCCCACTGCAAGTCCTCGTCCTCCTCCAGCTCCTCCTCGGGCTTCACCCTCCACTTCTTGCTCAGCAGCCTGGGGTTGAGGATCAGCTTGTTCGCGAACGCCCTGATCACGGTGAGGAGGTGCTCCTTCAACTTCGTTGGGATGTCGATCATCACCACGAACGAGGCGAACTCCTCCATCAGCTTGGAGGGGCCCCACTTGGTCGAGTCGGCGTTCAGCTTCACCTCGACAGCTATATCGTTGGACGTCCTCATCACCTCCTTCACCTCCTTCCTCGACTCCTCCGCCCTGTTGGACTGCAGGGTCTCCTTTACCATCCCCTTCGTGACCATCTCCGTGGGCAGCACGGACGCGACCGACTCGAAGAACACCTCCAAGAGCTTGACGTGCATCCTCAGGCTCGTGGACTGCATCAGGATCTCCCTCGCCCCCCCGATCTGGTTCTTCGGGAACATGGAGAACATGTCCTCCACTATGTTCTCCTTCGAGCACATGATCGGGATCATGCTTGAGCCGAACTTGTCGATCATCTCCTCGAAGCAGATGAACGTGTGGTTGTTCTTGTACTTGTCCGACTGGGGGATGGTGTGGTTCTGGAAGTTGGCCTCCTCCAAGCACATGGTGAGCATCATGGCCGACCTCATCGTCTCCGTCAAGACCTCGGAGATGATCTTGTCCTTCACGGACGAGTTGTT